AGCCTCCACCTGAACCTCGCCCTGGTACCGATCCGGGCATCAGGCGAGCTGGCCAGCCTGCAGGACCAGCACGGGCGGAAGATCCGTCGCATCGAGTTCGAGGACGGTTCCGAACTCGTCGCGGAGGATACCCGCCAACCCGTTGACGGGGAACCGCCAGCGGCGTAGCGTCGAGATGTGGCGCTTCATGGGGGCGCTGCGGCCGGTCTACTCGTTTCCTCCTGAGGGGTGGACCACCCAGGCACGAAGGGTGTCGACACCGGGCCAGGCCGGGAGCGTGCTACCTGGAGAGATCCCAGGGGGAGACCCGCGCGGGTTGAGGCATTGCCTCTTTGCCCTGGCCGGACGATGTGAAGGTCAGAACAGCGGGAGCGAAGGGCTCGGGGCCATCCCCGGGCCCTTCGTGCATTTGGGCTACAGCGCGCGCGTGTTGATGTTTTTTCGCAAACGCATTGACGAATGCGCGCAATAGCGTTCATGATCCATCAACGGTCTGGGTAGGGTTCTGCGTAGCCGAGGACCGTACCTCCTTCGACAGCCGAGGCATGGTGATGAATCAGAAGCAGCACCCCGGGGGCGGTGCGCCGCCTGTCGTGTCTCTCGCCGACCACGTCGAGTTCCTGGGGTTGATCCTGCGCCATGCCGGCGGCCTGGAGCGCAATCTCCAGGTCGAGGTCTTCGCGGGCCGCTTCGACCATGAAGCCTTCGTCACCATCCTGGGCAATCTGCAGGATGGGAACGCCCGGCTCGCGGCTCTGCACAGCCTCCTCACCGAGCTGGTGCCCCACGAGGCTGCCTTGCGCCGCCTGGCGGCCGGCCTGCCGCCGGCGCCCCCGCCTTCCCGCCTTCCCGCCTGGCACGCCCTCCTGGCGCGGAAAGCCCCGGCCGGTACCGTGCAAGCCCCCTTCGTAACGTCGCCGGCCGGGGGCCCCTCTCGCAGTCGGGAGAGGGGGCATGCGTAAGCCCGAGCCGCGGTGGCTGCGCACGATCTGGATTTCCGTGCTGCTCTGGCTCCTCGAGCGGGCAACGAATGATCGGTTCGAGGAGCGCGTAGACGGCGCCTTGGTCACGCTGGTGGAGTGGAACGTCGGGCAGTGGGAAATGCTGCAGCTCGAGCGGTGGCGGGCGAACGAGCCGTGAGCTATCCGACGTTCGGTCGGCCGCCGGCCCCACCGCCCCGGTTCTCAGTCCGCGCCCCGAAGGTGCGGGACAAGGAGCTCGGCAAGAAGTGGGAGCGGGCCGCCGCCAGCTTCCTTCGCCGCCACCCCTTCTGTGCCGAGTGCCAGCGGCGCGGCCGCGACGTGCCCGCCTTCGTGGTCGACCACATCGTACCGCGCGGCGAGGGCGGCGAGATGTGGGACCGCGCCAACTGGCAGCCGTTGTGCAATCCCTGCCATAACGGGCTGAAGCGCGATCTGGAGCGCCTTGCCGTCCAGATGGGCGACGTGCGATTACTCATCAACTGGATGGCGAAACCACAAACGCGGCCCGGTCGTTGGGCATTCGTCGCCGCTGCAGTAGAGTGCGATGATGCCGAGGGCCGGACTTCGTAAGACCGACGAGGAGCTGAAGGCCAGCGGTACGTTCCGCCCCTCCCGGAGCAACGCCGCCAAGGATCGCCGGCTGGCGGAGAACATCTTCGCCGGCCCCGGCTTCCAGGATGTGCCGGATCCGGAGTACCCGCTCGGCAACTTCGGGCAGCGGAAATACTTCGAGCTGTGCGGCCGGCTCCTGAACGAAGGGAAGCTCTGCGCTGGCACCCGGGCCACGGCGGAACAGGTCGCCATCCTGATGGAATCGCAGCGCGCGGACATGGCGTCCGGAAAGCGCGTCCCGGCCTATCTCACCCGCGAGATCTCGAAGCAGCTCGCCCTTCTGCGGCTGGCGGAGGATCTGACCCCGATTGGTGGCAATGTCAGCGTCCAGCAGAAGCCGAACCGATTCGCAGCCTGCGGCGCCATTCTGGCGTCATTTGCGCCGGGCCGAGTTCGAGACCCTGCCGCGCCTTGAGAGGGTGGTAGAGGTCGACGGGCGGCGCGAGACCCGCACCTATGTCGACTTCCCCACGATCGGGCGCGCCTACGCGCAGCGCGTGGTCGACGGGCTGGAGCCGGCCTGCTCCTACGTGGAGCGGGCGTGCCGGAAGACCCTCGAGATGCTCCGGCGGGCTGAGCAGCCCACCTGCCCCTTCTACTTCAGCCCTGACCACGTCATCGACTTCTGCGACTTCTACGAGCGGATGCCGCACATCGAGGACGGGCCTTGGGTGCACACCGGCAACCCGTTCCAGGTGCTCGAGCCGCACCTCATCTGGGAGTTCATGCACATCTACGGGTTCCGGCGCCGGCGGACCCACCAGCGCGTCACGCTACGGGCCTACCTCGAGGAACCCCGCAAGAACGTGAAGTCGGGGCGGGCGGCGATCGTCGCCCTCTACGAGCTCATCGCCCCGCACCAGATCGGCCCGCAGGTGCTGATCGGCGCCGCCACCGAGAAGCAGGCGAACCGCGTCTACCGCCCTGCCAAGATCCTCGCCGGCGGCGTCGAGTCGGATCCGGACCAGCCGCCGAACCCGAACATGAGCGTCATCAACGAATGCGCCGAGGAGATGCGGGCGCGGTGGTCGCTCGACGTCAACAACATCAGGATCGCCTGCGGGGTGAACGGCGGCGAGATGCTGCGCATGAACAGCATCGGCGAGCGCAACGACGGCTGGAACCCGTCCTGCGTGGTGCTGGAGGAGCTGCACGCCCAGAACCGCGATATCTACGAGGTGCTCCGGTCGGCCTTCGCCGCCCGGTCCTCGGCCCTGATGTACATGATCACCACGGCCGGCCGGAACGCCAGCGGCCTGGCCTGGGACGTCCGCAGCGAGGCGATCGACGTGCTCGAGGGGCGGATCGACAGCGACACGTTCTTCGTCGCCATCTACACGATCGATGAGAAGGACAAGAAGGAGCTGTGGCCCAAGGCGCGACAGGACCGCTCCATGTTCGAGCGCCTGATGATGATCGCCAACCCGATGTGGAACGTGTCCATCGATCCCATCATCATCTTCGACAACTTCCAGGAGGCGCTGCGACAACCGCACATGCTCTCGGAGTTCGAGCGCACTCGTCTGAACCTCTGGGGCCGCGCTGCCAACGCCATCATCCGGACCGACGATTGGGAGGCCTGCCACAACCCGGACACGTCCATCCTGGAGTTCGAGGGGATGAAGGCCTGGCTCTCGGTCGACCTGGCAGCCCGCAACGACATGGCCGCGATCGGGATAGCGATTCCCTTCGCCAACGACATGTTGGCGATCTTCGCCGAGTATTACATTCCCGAGCTTTCCCCGTACTTCGATCACCCCAAGCTCGGGAACCTCTATCAGGGGTGGGCTGATCGTCAGTACCTGATCACCACGCCGGGCGGTCTAGTGGACTTCGACATGATCGAGGACCGCATCGCCGCCCTGTACGAGTTCTTCGATGGGCAGCTGGTGCTCTGCGACGAGAAGCAGGCGGTGCACATGGTCACACGCCTGCTCAAGAGGGGCGTGAACGCCGCGATCTTCTACAAGAACGAGCGGAACTGCACCGCCTCCACGCACGATCTCTCCGCTCGCGCGCCGGTGCGCCAGCTGGTGCACAACGGCCATCCCATCCTGAGCTGGAACGTCGCCAACGTCCGTGCCTACCAGCGCACGGACGGCGGCGTGGTGCCGAAGAAGGAATCGGAGAACAGCGAGGAGAAGATCGACGGATTCGACGCAGTGATGATGGCGAATGCTGGCCGGCTGCACATCAAGGAGCAGTCGCGCGACACTCCAGGCCCGACAATCTACACGAGGCGCGGAATCATCGGCACCTCGTCGGGAAGTGGACATGGACAGCAGCGCAATGGATCTGCCTCGTGAGAAGGATCTGATCCTCGGCAGCGACCGACCGCAGACCTACTCGGGCGACGGCCCGAACGTCTGGTCACCATCCAGCCCTCTGTCCACCATCTCTCGGCTGATCGGGATGGAGAAGGACTTCGCGCCGATCACCGGAGCGGATGCGCTCCGGCAGGCCGCAGTCATGGCTTGCCTGGACGTGATGGCGCAGGACACCGCCAGGGCCCCGCTCACCCTCACCAAGGTCATCAGCCAGGGCCGCCGGCGGCGGGGCTACGAGGTGGTGCCCGCCCGCGGCCACGCGATCGCGAAGCTGTTCTGGGTCCGCCCGAACCGATTCATGACCTGGTCCGAGTTCACGACGATGATCGTGTACCACCTCGGACTCCTGAACCAGGCCTACATCATCCCGGTGCGGAACCGCCTGCTGCAGGTGGTGGAGCTGATCCCGGTGCTGCCGGCCCGGGTCACCATGGACGTCGACACCAGCAACGGGCGCATCTTCTACAGAGTCCAGGCCGGCAACCTCGCCGAGGCCGTCATGTATGGCGGTGAGAACGAGTTGATCTTCTTCCCGGAGGAGATCATCCACATCAAGACCCGCAGCCTCACCGGCTTCCAGGGCATCCCCACCATCGGCGTCGGGAACCGGGTCCTATCGTTGACCCAGGCCGTGCTGCGATTCCAGGACCGCCTGTTCCGGCGCGACGGCACGATGCGCGGCGTCTTCCAGACCAAGGAGAACAGCCTCTCGCAGGAGCAGTACGACCGCCTGAAGGACTCGCTGAAGGAGGCGCTCGGCATGCTGCGGGATCTGGGCTTCCCGCTCGTGCTGGAAGGCGGCATGGAGTTCAAATCCATCAGCATGAATGCGAAGGACGCGGAGACGAAGGAGGCTTACGCGCAGCAGATCGCTGAGACGGCGCGCCTGTTCCGGATCCCGCCTCATAAGCTCATGCATTTTGACGGAGTGAAGTACGACAATCTGGAGCCGCTAGAGCGCCAATACGTGACAGACAGTCTGCTGCCACGGTGCCAGGCGATCGAGGAGCGTCTCACGCTCGGCCTGCTGAGTGATGAGGAGCAGCTCGATTACTTCATCTACTTCGATCGAGACGAGCTGCACCAGGCGGATCCGAAGGCACTCAGCGAGCGGGTGCTCAAGCAGTGGGACTCGGGCGTCATCACGAAGAACCAGGCACTGGAAAAGCTCGGGTACAATCCGGCGCCGAACGGCGACGTCTACAAGATGCCGGCCAACACCTTCCTGATCGACCAGGACCACAACCTGATCGTCTCGAATCAGCCGAGCCCCGGCACGCCGAGTGGAGGCGATGGCGACGGGACAAGCGAGGATGACACCAAGCCGGCGGAAACCGACAACGGCGAGCAGTCCTGAACGTGAAGGGGATTGTTCGATGGCTGGTAAGCGGATCTCGCTGGACGAGTTCATGTCCAAGCGCCAGCAAACCGTAGGTTCGACGGTCGACGGCAAGGAGGCGGTATTCAAGGGCTTCTCGGCGCCCGCCTCTTACAACCCCGAGACCCGCTCCGGCGAGTTCGTCATGTCGAGCGAGACGATCGACCGGATGGGTGACATCGTCCGCCAGGACGGCCTGGACTTCACCAGGTTCATGGAGAACCCGCAGGCGCTCCTGTTCCACTCCTCGCGCCAGTTCCCAATCGGGCAGTGGAGCAACCTGGCCCGCAAGAGCCGGCCGGCGCCGAAGCGCACCGAGGGCAAGCTCAACTTCGCGCCGGGCGGCGGGCCGATCCCTGAGATCGACCAGGCGGCCTGGGCGGTCGAGAAGGGGCTT